GTTCCCTCACTGAAAGGATCACGTTCAGAAAAGTCGAGCAACGACTCTGCTTCCAACTCTAGTTCATCATTAGTTGCCAGTGTATCGTTTTCGTTGATATCATAACTTTCTTGTAAGATAGCATACTCTTCCTCATCAGTCAGATTGAGTCCGGATTCTGTTTTAATTGAGAATACAGACAAATCAAGACTATAATTATTCATTAACTTATCAATGTCTTCAATACCAGTTTCAAAATACTCATTGTTGTATTCAAACAGCTCACACTTCAAGTCATACATCTGTAACGCACCAAGCTGATAGAAGATAGCTTCGTGTTCAACAAATTTAATTTCAAATAGTTTCTTATTCAGTGGTAAGAAGATCAGATCGCCTTCTCGTGGTCTTGTCTGAGCAGTTTCAAGAACACCAACTTCATCAGAAAACACTCTTCTTGCTATACTGAATGTAATCTGATCACGAATCTGAATATTAAACTTGGAAAGGAAATCACCTTCGCCAGCAAAACCTTCAATGTTCTTTATATACATTTCGACAGGAATTGCATGCAAGTATTCACGAAGAGGATCTTCTCCGTAAACAACATCTATACTTACCGGGTTGCGAGGAACATAGATCATGTCCAGTCCGTAAATTTTGATAGACTCTATAATCAAATCCTCAATCAGGATCTGTTCCTGACTGTTTTGAAAGTTATTAAAAAAGAAATTGGTAGCCAATTTATTAACCTATCATGTCAGCAACCGGCAAGCTGTAGTTAAGAATCATTTCTTCTTCCATCTTTTCAATAGCTTGTTGTGCATCACTAAAGATTTTATCTCCATTAAACTGCACACCGCCAGGCAATTGCATACCGGAAAACTTTGTTAAGTTTGATCCCCACTGATATTTAATCTTTTCTGTACAATAGTTTTGTAGCCAACGGTCTGCCCACACATCGGTAAACGTGTCAGGATCAATAACCTCATATGCTTCAACAAGAAGAAAATCGCCAACGTTATAGTTATCCCATTTTGTATCAACAAACAAACGGTCCTTATGTCTACTATAACGAATTGGTTGCTGGCCAACTAACATCTCCGATATCAATGCAAGATGTTGCATTGCCATAAAGTAAGGAATCATCGAATAAGCTGTCAGCGTGTACAGATCATTCAATGCAATTTGGTAACGGATGTTAAACATATCATCCGAACGGATTGATGGGTCACCAATAGGAAATACACGGACAGCTCCAATAATATTTTCCGGAAGCGTTATATATTTGTTTGTCTTATCATCACTTGTTATTGCATGTTTATAGTACACTTTTTCTGAACCATCAAAGTGATAATCCCAATAATAACGTAAGCTTTCGTCAATACGATCTTCTACCTGATCATCATCAACGTTAATTTCGATTACTGGTTTACCCAGTTTACGTAAGCAATATTCTTTGAATGTGGATCTAGAAGTAGGAACAGCCATAAAATCTCCTTTATGGCTGTATTTATCAATCTAAAAACTAGTTACTTATTGTAGCTTGTCAGACATTGGTCCTTGTGGTTGTTGAGCCTGTACCTGGGACTGAGCCTGGCGTACAATTTCATCAAACAAGCGACGTGAGTGCTTGTGTGGCAACTCATCAAGTGCTGCTATAACTGTATTCAGTTGAGTAACAGTCAGTTTCAAATCAATCGTTTGTTCTTGTTGAACTTCTTGTGTCATAATTTACTCCTTAGTAATGACGAAAAATTAAGTAGGCATGGTGCCTGGTGGTGGTGCGGTATTGCTAACAGGTGCCCATGGCATTTGTGCTTCTGCAACAGGGTTAACGTGCTGATCAATTTGTTCTTGAATCTTACGGTTAACATGATCTGCATATGACCCAACAACAACAGCTTTGATCCACTCAAGGACCATTTCTTCTGTTAGTTCAGAGAAAGGTACAAAGTCTTGACCTTCAGGCATTGTCGATGTTGTAAAAGGTGTGGCACCAGAAAACGTTCCTTGATGGCCGTCTCCGTCTGTACCAATCTTTTGCCAATATGTCTGAACGACTGCGTGTTCGAAGTCGCCTTCGTTTTTAGTCTTAAGACTAGTTACTTTCCATGTGTATGTAATTGCCATTATTCTCTCCTAGAATTTTGGTTTGTTTATCCTGCATAATATCCGGTGTAGTAAAAAGTACCGTACGGTAGGTATGCCACGTATGTACCTGCATAGTACTTTGTTTTTCCATGCAGGTCATTCATATATATGATTGATCCAGAGCCGCCTGCACCAGCCATTGTTCTGACTTCAGAGTCGTTTAGTGAAATGGTTGCGGTTCCGCTTTTATGCAAAACAATGTTCACGTCGTAAAGACCAAATGCACCTGATGCTACAATAGGCATATTATTCTACCTGCTCATATATGAATGTTACATTATATACCGGTTTAACTGTTTTGGCAACCATTTTATTTACTCCTCAATGCTTTAACTTCTTCTTTTAGATCTTCAATTTGTTTTTGCTGTTCTTTAATTGCTTCAACGAGTAGACCAACCATATTTCCATAAGCAACATTTTTTATACCCATGTTATCCTCACTCACAACTTCGGGTAAAACAAGTTCAACTTCTTGTGCAATAATACCTGTATGACGTTTAGTTTTATCGTCTTGGTCGTTTCTAGTAAATGTTACGCCTCTTATTGCTTTCACTTTATTTAAAGCATCAGATATAATTTCAATGTTTTCTTTTAATCTAATATCGGAATATGCAGTTACGTTACCCGCCATCGTAAGATTACCAGACATGTCCATTTGTAATCTATTTGCAGACGCAGACCAACCACCAATACGTATGACGTTATCTGAATCAAGTCCAAAGTTAACAGCAAAATGCCCACCGCGGTGGAAGTTCATGATTGCGCCGGCGCCCGAAGAGACGGGAGTGAAAATGCCAAAACCAACACCTGCTGAACCGGCAGTACTACCAATGCCATTTATCTGGGAGTATCCGCCAGCGTCAAGGTAATATCCGGTGTCGGCAGAGTCGTAGAATATAGGGGCACGCATTGAGCTGTAGGCAAATATATTTCCGCTGGTGTCTACACCCGCAACAGTGCGAACAGCCGCTTCAGAATAAAAGTGAAAACTTTCTGAGCCAACTAAATCAGTTCCGGCTCGTTTGCCAACGTACCAACCGCTGCCAGAGCCGCCGTTATAGCGAATCATCGCCTCATACCCGTTACCTGGGTTTATGTAAAGGTATTTGTTGCCTGCGCCTGTAACCTGCCAGTCAAAGAAGTTTGATGTGCCGGCAAAGTCTCCGTAGTACGCAGTGTTGTTTTGGTCATAATAAATTGGTGAACGCATATCATAGTATGCACGAACTCCAGTATCACCTTCTGCTACAGAAAAACATTTATTTCCTCTGCCATTTGTTGCGCCATATCCAATAGCATCATCATAAAACCTGATACCACCATAGGCATAATAAGCACCAATTCTTATACCTGTATGCCAATCAATATTCAATTTAGTATAATTGCCACCAATATTTTCAAAACTTGTCCATAATCTATATGCGCCGGCTGTATTTCCACCAAAATATAATCCAGAAACTGCGCCGGTATCATATGCAGTACCTCCATGATATCCTACATAAATTGTACCTGCGGCTTGAATACTATTCAAGTTGGATGTACTAGCCGCGTCAACATAATACGCGGTATTGCCGGAGTCGTAGAAGATTGGAGCGCGAACATCAGTGGCAACAGTCATACTGCCACCAGTGCTTATAGTGGTTCTTATTGCAGTGTTACCGTTTGGTACAAATTCAATGGGGCCAGGATCATTCCAAAGATACAAACTTTGGTTGGTCATACTGTTGCCGGTAGTTCTATTTTTAATCAAGTAACCATTACCAGCACCAGATGTAGTTAACTGAAGATATGCAAAAGTACCCGCAGCGTCCGTATTTGTTATTTGTTGGTATACAGCAGTGCCGGTTCCAGTTTGGACGTTTGTAGCGGAGTTTGAAGTCAAAGACCCAATTGTGAGTGCAGTTGATGTGGTAGCACCTCTTCCAGTTACTGTGGCTAGAGTATCTGACTCAGCTGTCAGGTATGTTGCTGGAAGTCTGGATGAAGATAAAGTTCCTGAGCTAATATTAGAAGCGTTGGCAGCAAATGCAACAGCATTAGAATATGCGGTACCTGCTATTGTTGCTGCATAACTAATCGCATTTGAATATGCAGTACCGGCAATTGTTGCGGCATATGTTGTTGCATTACTATATGCAGTACCAGCTTTTGTTGTTGCGTCAGATGATGCTACCGATACAGCATTTGAATAAGCGGTACCTGCTATTGTTGCGGCATATGTCGTAGCATTGCTATAAGCAGTACCAGCTTTAGTAGTTGCGTCAGATGATGCTACCGATACAGCGTTACTATATGCGGTACCAGCTATTGTTGCGGCATATGTCGTAGCATTACTATATGCTGTACCAGCTACTGTATCACTATACGATCTCAACGTTGATGCAGTGTTACCACCTAGATATGTCGCACTATTTGCACTTCCGGTTACATTACCAATTACATAATTGATCTGTAAATTAGAAAGTGCAAAAGATGTATTAGCCGTATCAATAAAAGCGGATGCATCTGGTTCTGGTGTATATCCATGGAAGAATTTCCAAACACCATCTGTTGCATCTCGGAATAATCCAGCATGCTGATACGATCCATCATTATAATTACCTGCAAATCCCAAGTCAGGGTGTGAAACCGTGCTATTGGAATTCAAATAGATCATGTTATCATCAACGTTCAAGTTAGTAACATTGAGTGTTATTGTATTACCCGAAACAGTTAAGTTACCGTCAATTTGTAGATCACCATTCATCCTTACACTATTTGCTGTAAGGTTGGCCTGTACAGTTACTGCACCACTAAACGTACCACCATTGAAAACATTGGAGTAAGCAGCGTTTGCTTTAGATGTAGCATCAGAAGCTGCAACAGATACAGCGTTTGTGTAAGCAGTACCAGCAGCTGTATACGCAATTGTGTTAGCATAACTAATTGCATTCGAATATGCTGTACCTGCTTTAGTAGTTGCATCAGAGGCAGCTGTTGCTACGGCATTACTGTATGCAGTACCAGCAGCTGTATACGCAATTGTGTTAGCATAACTAATTGCATTCGAATATGCTGTACCTGCTTTAGTAGTTGCATCAGAGGCAGCCGTAGCTACTGCATTGCTATAAGCGGTTGCCGCATACGCTGTTGCATTTGATACAGCGTTGGCCGCTAATTGATATGCTGTTGTTACACTATTAGCACTTACTGCAATTGCTGTACTTGTATTTGATACTGAATCAATTATTGTTAGTAAACCTTGGACTGTACTATTGCCGGCAGTAACGACGGCATCAAAGTTAGTTGTAATAGTTGAGACAGTAACAGTAGAATTGGCTGCTGTATATGATAGACCTGTTACACCAGACACCGAACTCGTTGTTGCGTTTGTTATTCTACCCTGAGCATCAACGGTGATAACTGGAATGGCAGTTGTATTTCCATATGAATTAGCAACGACACCAGTTGATGTCAGCTTTGCAGATGTTACGGTGTTATCCGTTATCGATGCAACTGAAACAGCGCCATTTGCTAAAGACGAAGATACAATTTTTGATAATGCCATTTTTATTCTTTTTTGTTAGCCAACCAATTTATTTATCAACGCTTCCAAGGCATTGTGTCGTATTCCAGTGATACTCCACTATGTGGTTTGGTTTGATATTCATATGATTGTTCAGCCTGAAGATCTAAAAGGTTTTTTTCTTGTTGGGACAATGACGCTTGTACCCAATCAATAACCTGTGCTTCTGTCAATTGTAATAAAGGAGTAAAATTACCAGCATTGTGTAATGCTGTGACATCGCTTATTTTAAACTTAGTCATTCCTGGTACACGTGTTTTAATTCCATCAGAATACAATCCATGCTTTGACCAGTGAACTTCTGTAACTGCTCCTTCCACACCATCTTGGTTCAGGGTGTGCATCATATCTATTTTCCATGTATATGTCGTTGTCATTTTTATCTCATCAAAAGGTTATTTACAAGTGCTTCCAATTTAGCTATACGTTCTTCTTGCGAAGAAATTGTTTGTTTTAGTGATACAACTTCTTTGGCTAGTTCAACAGCAGATGCCATTGCAGCATTACCGTATGAAACAGAAAGTGTTTTTATATCATCATTTGCCTCTGTAACAGCTTGCGGTAATAATGTTTGAAGTGATTGTGCAGAAACTCCAACTTGAGTTATCTTCTCTCCATCAACACGGTCATATATACCAACTTTGACTTTTGCCAGTCTTGCAACAAAGTCTTCCGGCATATCACGCCAATTGGTCTTTAATCGCTCATCAGAGTAGGCGGTAACGTTTCCTGATGCCTTTATTGAATATGACATACAAGAACCAAATCCACCATTAATAGCAACAATCATACCATGACTATCAAGATTTCCAGCAATACCGCCAGCACTTGGATATGACCATGTTATTCCATAAAGATTATTAATTGCTCCAGCAAGAGTTAGCTTATACGCATTACCCATAGCAAACACACCTTGAAAGATGGTGTGAGTATACAGGCCAATTACACTAGATCCATAATTTTGATCAAGATATATGTCATTATAAGACCTAAGATTATCAGCATTAATCAAATTCATGCGTGATGTGCTGTTAGGATCAACATAATACCCGGTATTATCTCTATCATAGAAGATTGGTGCTCTAAGATCGGACGGTAGTGAATTAATATTAGCAGTATGGATCATCTCCACCCAACTAGTCAAACTTGGCCAGCCACGTCTCCAAAAAAACCTATTATCTGCTTCTCCGGCACATGCCATCTGGAAACCATATACACTTGAACCGTCTAGATGGTTGTAATGACAACCCTGTATACCTACATAGTGGGTTGAACCGCCGGGTGCATTTGCTGGACTAGACCAGCTATCCCAAAAACCAGAGCCCCAATTGGAAAATATAGTATTAAGAGCAGTAGTACCATGCCCCATGCTACCATTACGGTAATTAGCCGACCCAGCATATCTAGCAGCATAAGGCGAATTCGATGACAAATGATTCATGTCGTTATAAGACATGGTCAATGCGCTAAACTTATTTAAATTGGATGTACTGGCTGCGTCAACGTACCAAGATGTATCACCAGAGTCGTAAAAGACAGGCGCTCGATGATCGCCATTGCTAATCCAGGCACCATACAAAGTACCACCTGGTGATGCACCACCATCATAATTTTGTCTAACACCCCAGTTGCCCGTATTTGTTAGTAATCCTGATCCACTTGTATCGTAATACAAATGCAATCTTATTGTAGTTTGATAACTTTGATAAAGTGCTAAATAGCCGCTCGTATTGCCAGCAAAACTCATACCCCATTGTGTTGCGGCTTGCGGCCAAAAATGTATACCATAAGTTGGAGAATATACTCCAGTCTGATTTCGCGGGCGAAACCAGTTATCGACGTAAATTGTTGAGAATTCACTACCACTTGATGGGTCAGAATAATAAGCGGTGTTGCTGGCATCATAGAAGATAGTTGCATTTACTTGACCAGTAAAATATCCAGCGCCAGTGGTTGTGCTTAAAAACCATTTTAGAGTACCATTATCAGCACCATAAAATCCCCAGTTGTCAATTGGTGCACCAGCTGGATTTGTGCCAACGGCTCGCCCAGATCCTGAGTAAGCGTATCCAACTCCATACATATTACCTAGCGTTGTTGTGCCAGGAACATAAGTTCCACCAATAGAATAAATGGCTCCAGAGGTTGTAACAGTCTCGGATGATGAATAGTTGCCGTTCAAATAACCTGCACCTGCGGCAGAGCGAACAATTGCACCACTTATATTAAGTTGACTTAGTGTAACGGTAGTACTAGTTGAAGCACCTCTTCCAGTTACTGTGGCTAGTGTATCCGATTCAGCTGTTAGATACGTTGCTGGAAGTCTAGATGACGATAATGTTCCTGAGCTAATATTAGAAGCGTTGGCAGCAAACGCTGTTGCATTTGAATATGCAGTACCAGCAATTGTTGCTGCATAACTAATCGCATTTGAATATGCAGTACCAGCAATTGTTGCGGCATATGTTGTTGCATTACTATATGCAGTACCAGCTTTTGTTGTTGCGTCAGATGATGCTACCGATACAGCATTTGAATATGCAGTACCAGCAATTGTAGTAGCAAACGTGGTTGCATTCGAGTATGCAGTACCAGCTTTAGTAGTTGCGTCTGAAGATGCTACCGATACAGCGTTACTATATGCGGTACCAGCTATTGTTGCGGCATATGTTGTTGCATTACTATATGCTGTACCAGCTTTAGTAGTTGCGTCTGAAGATGCTACCGATACAGCGTTACTATACGCTGTACCAGCAATTGTATCACTATATGATCTTAATGTCGACGCAGTATTACCGCCAACGTAGGTTGCACTATTTGCACTACCTGTTACATTGCCAATGACGTAATTTACTTGAAGGTTTGAGTATGTGAAACTGGCATTTGATGTATCAATATAAACTGACGCATCTGGCTCCGGTGTATATCCGTGAAAGAATTTCCAAACACCATCAGTAGCATCTCTAAACAAACCAGCATGTGCATATGTTCCGTCATTATAATTTCCGGCAAAACCTAAATCTGGATGAGATACCGTACTGTTTGAATTCAGGTATATCATGTTATCTTCAACGTTCAAATTGGTAACGTTAATTGTTACAGAATTGCCTGAAACAGTTAAGTTGCCATCGATCTGCAAATCGCCATTCATTCTTACACTATTTGCTGTAAGATTAGCTTGTACAGTTACAGCACCACTAAACGTACCACCGTTGAAAACGTTTGAATATGCTGTTCCAGCAGCTGTGTAGGCAACTGTATTGGCATACGCAATTGCATTAGAGTAAGCTGTGCCTGCTTTAGTAGTTGCGTCAGAAGATGCTACTGATACAGCGTTAGAATATGCAGTACCGGCAGCTGTAGTAGCAAATGTTGTTGCATTTGAATATGCAGTGCCAGCAACTGTATTAGCATACGCAATTGCATTTGAATATGCTGTGCCTGCTTTAGTAGTTGCGTCTGAAGATGCTACCGATACAGCGTTACTATATGCGGTACCAGCTTTCGTCGTTGCATCTGATGCAGCTGTTGCTACAGCATTTGAATACGCAGTAGCTGCATACGCCGTTGCATTTGATACAGCATTGGCCGCCAACAGATACGCTGTTGTTACACTATTAGCAGAACCAGCAATCAACGTACTTGTATTTGATACTGAGTCAATTACTGTTAACAATCCTTGAACAGTACTATTACCAGACGTGACTACAGCATTGAAGTTAGTTGTACTCGTTGATACCGTTACTGTTGAATTAGCTGCTGTATATGATAACCCTGTTACACCTGACACGGAGCTTGTTGTTGCATTTGTTATCCGACCGGCTGCATCAACAGTAATAACTGGAATGGCAGTTGTGTTACCATATGAGTTAGCAACTACACCTGTACTTGTTAAAGATGTTGAGTGTATCGTATTTGCACCAAGCGATAACGTTGCATTTGCAAGCGAAACGTTTCCGCTCAGAAATACAGTATTACCAACTATCGATGTATCAACCGATGCCAGTCTTGCTAAGTTTCTTGCTTTTGTCATTTTTTTAAGTTTCTTCTAAAGCGGTTATACGGGCGGTCAGTTGGGTGATGAGGGCTTGTTCAGCCACTTGCGCTTGATATGCCGCAATGACTTCTTCTGTCCAGGCCACATTGCAGATAGCTGCAACGTTGGCAGGAATATTAGTTAGGTCTTGCCCCGGTGTGAGACTGTTGCGATGGTAGGTCTTGCTGAGTTCGTTGCCGTCTTCCATTATACGTGTTGCTTCACGATACAGCACAATACCGTTTTCGGTGACAGTAATTTGGTCAACAGAGATAGTTTTTGTGAGTGACATAGTGTTTCCTTTGATTTGTGTCCAGTCTATTGAATTATTCAGACGTTAAGCAGTTGTAATATAAGTCATTTCACCAATAATATATGAAGTATCAGTCAAATCGTTATATAACCACGGAGTGTCTCCATTATCGCCAATTCGTCCAAAAATGTAAGAACCAGTACTAGTGATCATTCTTGCACGGGCTGCATTTGCAGCAGTAACTAATATGCCACATGCTACAGAAACGTTTTCTTCTTGATATGACCCTGTAGATGCTGGCGGGAATGGTAACCCATATATTTGAATTTCACCAGAGGCGGCTCCTGCGCCCTTGCTAGTCAATTTAAATCCCCATCTTATGAAAACCATTTTTCCAATTTTAATATACGTTCCAGAGATATATTGATATGTTGGACTTCTATTAGTTCCTCCATCACGTAACGAAGGTGTCCATGATCCCTCCTCATAATCATCTAGCGTGTTTGCATTAGTTGATGCTGATTGAGTTGCGGGGAAGGTGATGCCAATACCATCTGCCGTAGTTGTGCCGCCAGCAAAGACAAGTGCGCCTGTGGAGTTGAAACGGGCGCGTTCAGTAGTATTAGTGGCAAATGTAATTATTTGACTACCACCACTGACAATTACTTGTGCGTAATTAGCACTACCACCATCATGCGCTTGCAATCTTATTGCCCTGGTTCCAGAACTAGTACCGGTGTTTTCAAAATAAGTGCCGCCTGAATCAGAATTCCAGTCAGTGTATACTGTATTTGAACCTGCCCGAGTACCACCATTGACCTGAAGTCTTACTGCTGGACTAGTGGTACCAACACCCAAGTTACCGCTGGAGTTGATACGGACGCGTTCTGTTGGTGTATTAGAGGAATTTGTATCTGAAGTAAAAAACCGCATGACGTTATTAGTTGCAGTAGCCGCCCCTGTCGCACCAAAGATCAAACCATCGCCCGCACCGAGAATTGAATGTTCGCAGGTTGAACCTGTAGGTCTGAAAACTAAACCCGGCACAGATGCGCCAGCAAGTTCAAGAAATTTGTTTATTCCAAAACCAGTTACAGCTGTTGGAGCTGCACCAATACCCACATTACCGCTGGAATCAAGGCGCATGGCGTTAGTAGGATTACCATCGCTGCCTATTGAAGAGAATGATAACCCACCAGAACGGGCTGTAGCAGATTCCCGAATCATGGAAATCCCACCTGTACCGTTATAGGTACCATCTTGAAAGCGCATTCCAATGTCAACACGCTGGTTAAGTGTGGCTGCACCGGTGTTGATTGCACGAATTAAAGATTCATCAAAAGCGGTAGTAGTGGTGCTTGACCTTAAAATATCTAATTTAGATCCTGGGGAACTTGTACCAACACCCACATTACCGTTTGCTACCACATAGGCAGCAGTACCTACTGATACTGTATTAGATGTTGTAGTGAATGAGGCAGATGATATAACAGTATTAACCGTACTGTTACCTACATTAATCTGACTGGTACTTAAATTGACATTAGCACCAACGTTAATACCAGTACTTACGTTAGCTGTACCTGTAATACTTAAACTACGCGACATCTCAAAGTTGTTACCAGTAGCATTATACGTTAGGTTGGCATCGGCGCCGTAAATTGTAATACCAGCTCCATCAGTAGCAGCATTATTAATTGCGCCATCAGCCAAAACTATATTCTTATCATCTATATTAACTGTTGTACTATTGATAGTGAATGTTGTACCATCAACCTGTAAATCACCTTTTATAACAACCAGTCCAGTATTATCACCGGCAGCGGCTGGGTCAATATACAAAGTTGAAGGACCGTAAATAACATCTGAAGTAATGTATGTGTTAACTGTACTATTACCAACCCGTATAGAGGTCGTATTCATAGACACATTGGCACCAACACTTATAGTACTACTAAATGTACCACCGTTGAATACGTTAGAATATGCAGTACCAGCTTTTGTTGTTGCATCAGAAGCAGCTGTGGCTATAGCATTAGAATATGCAGTACCAGCTTTAGTTGTTGCATCAGAAGCAGCTGTTGCTACTGCGTTACTGTATGCTGTTGCCGCATATGCTGTTGCATTTGATACGGCATTAGCTGCCAATGTATAGGCGGTAGTTACACTGTTAGCAGAGGCAGCAATTGATGAGCTTGTATTGGATACAGAATCGACAATCTTCAACAAACCTTGAACACTACTATTACCAGATGTAATTAAATTACCACCAATTGTAATGCTGTTACTTGTAATAATACTATTGACAGTACTATTGCCAACTGATATTGAACTTGTATTAATCACTACATTCGATCCAACACCAAGTGTACTAGGGAATACAGGATCAATAAGCTCAAGTAGACCATATGAAACAATATCAATTGTATCACCATTTACAGGAGTGTAAAGCAACGTAACAGATACACCATCAGCGGCCGTAAAATCAAGTCCGCTTGATAGACGGGCACCACTAACAAAAACATCAACAAAGTTAACATCATATCCACCGTCAGGATAGAATACGGTTGCTACTCCATCAGCTGTTATAGATGTAACAGTTCTTAATGTTTTACCAAAGGGAAGATTACCAATGTAACTCATATATTATACTCTGTAAATTACAACAATATTATTTGAACCAGCGCTTGGCGCTTCGGAGAATGTAAGTGTCAATGTACTAACTGAATATACATTACCAATTGGCGACTGCTGTACGTTGTTAACTGTTATCTCAAGCATTTCGGGATATGAAACTGCATATGGTAAAGTAAAATTTACTGTTGTGCCGTCTCCGTTAAACCCAACGACTTCTGGTTGTGTTCGGTATGCCACATATGGTGATGAGCCAATATAAGACATTAAGTAAGCTCCAAAGCAGAAATTATAACATCAGCCGATACAGCAGTATCGCTGACTACATATATTGAATTGTTCTGTGCCAAAACAAGCTTCTGATCACCACCAATTGGAACAAGTGCGCCTCCCACAGGAACGATAGCATTTTTAACCAGGTACGTATTTGCCGAACTACTGTTTAAAATAACACTTACATAAATTGGTGTTGTGACAATATTAGCAATAGTCATCCCAATAACAGTAGATTGAATACCAGCTGTTGACGGATTATAGACGTTATTAGCAGTCGTCCCTATTGCCCGAGCTGTATAGTTTTTAAAGGTGCTTGCCATTTGTTATCCTAAAGCAATTGCATAGATGATTGGATCACCTGGCGCAGTTGTAAGAGTGGTGTTATCGGAAAACTTTAACACACTTACGTTTGTGTTACTTGTTACAGAAAGATTAACAAGATTGGCACCGACCTCAAATGATACGGTTCCATTCGAAGAGAAAAGTTTACCATCGGTTAGGTTAACAGCCAATTCACCGGCGTCTAGATACGCGGTGTTTGCAATGTTTGAAGTATTAGGCGTACGTCCTGAAACGGATGTACGTTTAATTTGAAATTTATTCGCCATATCTTTCCTATCTAGGAATAGCTCGCCTTATTTAAGGCTTACTTGTTTGATCGCTCGGTTTATTTAACCTTTTAGCATTTGTTATCTGTTCGTTTAAACTTTTAACTTGCTCATTTGCTACGTTCAATTGATCATTCGCGGTATTAAGTTGAGCCTCAACATATCCTAACCTTGCTTCCAACATAATATTTTGACTAATCAAATTACTTATAGCGTCTTTTTGTTTTTGTATAAAAATATTAACAAATTCAGTTTCCATATCACCTCACTTTTTTAAAACGTTCCTCCGTCAAGCGTGTTGTATGCCACAACACCAGATGACACTTGAAGAACTGTACCTTCTGATCCTATGCTCAGCTTTCTATATCCATTCGTAGCATTTGCAACAAGAAGATCTTCTGCCGTTACCGTTGCCAATCCTGTACCACCAGATGTACCAATAAGAGGTGATGAAAGAGTTAACGTATTAGCAACTAACGCAACGTTAAGTGTGCTATTCGCAGTAATTGCAATTGTTGTTGAGTTAGCAATCAGGCCTGTAGCGTCTGTACCACCAGACTTTAAGTACGACTGTAACGTAGAATAAACAAAACTTGCGTTGCTTGTATCAACCGTTGTTGTTGGTAGTACCGTTAGACCGGTAAACAACTTATAGACAGCATCTGTCTGGTCGCGGAATAGACCTGTATACTTTGTACCTGCACCACCATCAAACGAACCGAATAAACCAATATCAACAAGATCAGAAACATCATTGTTATTGGCAACACGGATCAACGGATCTGAAATATTCAAATTCGTTGTGTTGATTGTTGTCAGAGTACCATTAACCGTCAAGTTACCAGAAACAGTTGCATCACCGGAAACATTCAAGTTTCCACTAACGTTTGCATAGCCCGTAACTGTTGTGTTACCAACAGCCGCTGTATTATTAACAGTCAATGCACCGTTAACAGTAGCTGCACCAACAACGTTGATATAAGAGCTTACATTAGCAAAACCTGTAACTGTCGTATTACCAGTTGCTGCTATACCAGTTACGCTTAAATTTCCACCAACGTTTGCTGTACCGGTTGCTGTAATATTATTGCTGACAGTCATTAGACCAGCAACGTTTGCTGTTCCTGCAACAACTATATTATTACCTATGTTAGTCTGACCAGTAACGTTTGCTGTACCACCAACAATAATGTTACTACTAACGTTTGCAAACCCTGTTACCGTGACATTACCCGAAGCTGTAACACCGGATACATTTAAGATACCTGTATTGACAGTACCCGTGAACGTACCTGTATTAGTTGAAATTGATGTAGAGTTGATCGATGTGTTAACAGATGTATTACCAAGTGTTAACTTAACAGATGCACTATCAAACGTGAATGTATTGACACCACCGTTTGAGAAGTTGTTTGAACCAAACGAAACAAATGTATTTGTCTGCAGTGGAGATCTTGCATCAACATATGTTTTGATAGCAAACGATGTAACAAGCTCTGCATTCGATCCCGTTGTACCAGCTGCCACACCCAAGTGTGTAAGGTTAGCAAACGTTGATATGTTAGAGATACTTACCGACTCGCTATCAATACCAACGGTCAGTCCATTTGATTTCCAGTTACTAACAAAGCTATTTCCATTTACAATTACAACAGCATTTGCTGTAAGCGTACCAGGAGCACTCGTGTTAGACTGGTGTAGCCACAAGTAATTACCACCACCAACTCTGATAGCGTTGTTTGATGTGTCACCAACGAATAGAGAATTAGATGAATTTAAAAGTGAATATGCCAGCTCACCTGTGCGAAGACCACCCGCTGCCGGAGCAGTGTTGGTAGTACTTCTTTTAATTTGAATAAGGTTTGCCATTTAGAAAGTTCCCCCGTCTAGATCTAGTAATTTTACAATATATTTGTCTGTGCTTGGATCATAAACAAGAGTGCTACCTGCCACAGTATTGGCATTATCAGCTATCACATCAGCCAGTGTGTCTAATCTTTTATCAGCATCTGATTGGATAGTATTTTTCAGGGTGACGGCAGACGTCGATTGTTGCAGACCGCCACCTGGCGCTGTTCTTACACTTATCGATGCCCCTGACTGAACTAACCTAGCAGATATACTCATCTCGTTACTCTTGGTGTCACAGTAACGATACCTTCAACAATTCTTGATGTAACATTTGCACTATCTGTTACAAATACATCATACACATAGCGACCTGCAACGATATTTGCAGTTTGTGTATCAGTTAAAGCTAACAACACAACCCCATTAGAAGATTGTAGTGTAATATTAAAGTTTACAGCATTCGATGAGCTATATGTCTTTCTAATTTGGCCATTTGCCGTATAATTAGAAAGATCGACTATATCTCCATCATCATCCGTTAAGTTGATGGATGTTTGATAATCTGTTCCTTGATCGATGATGAGATTTGCTTTGATCGCCATAGTGATAAAGAATTATTGTTTTTATGTCGTATTTATATTACTCAGAATCCTGTTGTTTTTGTGGCGAACTTTTTACCTTCTTCTTTTTTGGTTGCTCCGTATCTGTCCTTAGCCGTAGAATTTCTAATGTGTACCCATTAATGAGTCCTTGCATTTTTAGTGACTCTTTACTCATAGAGCAATTTTCAGTAG